GAAGTGGCCCATCCCGCAAGGAACTGGACGACGAGATTCCTTTTTAAGTTGTAAAAACAGGGGGCGCCTTCGGGCGTCTCCACCTTATCATTATGGATGGATTGAATATGGAACAGAGATCACAAGAATGGTTTGACGCCCGCAAGGGCCGCATCACAGGCTCAATGGTGGGGGCGATCCTCGGCCTTGACCCCAACTGCACCCGCGACGAGGCAATGCGCCGCATGGTGCGTGCCTATCACGGCGCGCCGTCAGAGTTTAAGGGCAACATCGCCACCCAGTGGGGCATTACCCACGAGGACGAGGCGCGTGAGGCGTTTCAGCACGACTTAGGACACCTTGTTAAACCAGCCAGTTTTGTGGTTCATCCCGATCTTCCGTGGATTGGCGCAAGTCCAGACGGCTTAATTGGCGATGGTGCGCTGATTGAAATCAAGTGTCCTTTTGGTTTGCGTAACACAGAAGCCCCAGTTCTATTTAAATCTGTGGAGGAACAGCCGCATTACCACGCACAGATGCAAGTCCAAATGTTTGTTACTGGAAAGCCGCACTGCTTTTTCTGGCAGTGGACGCCGCACGACAGTAAAATTGATTATGTCTATTACGACAGAAGCTGGATTGAAAAAAACCTCCCCAAGCTTAAGGCGTTCTATCAAGAATTTCTGGTCGAGTGCGACGAGCCAGACGCCTACCTTGAAGACAAGCGCGCCACTGTAGACACCCCACGGGCGCTTCAGATGGTGGCCGAGTACAACGATCTTCAGGATGCCATCGCGCGCGCCGAAGATCGCAAAAAGGAACTTTTGGAAAGCATTGTTGAGATGTGCGGCGGTGAGAATGCTGTATTTGGCGGTAAGAAACTGATTAAGGTTGAAAAGGCTGGCGCGATTTCATACGCGAAGGCGATCAAAGAACTTGCCCCAAATGCCAACCTTGAGCCGTGGCGTGGCAAACCGTCCATGTACTGGACCCTGAAATGACACTCCGCCCGTACCAACAGGAATCCCACGACGCCATCATGTCGTGGGTGAAAACCAGTCGTTCCCCATGCTGCATTGAGGCGGCGACAGGTGCGGGCAAGTCCCACATCATCTCCGCCGTGGCTGAATCAATCAACAAGATGTCTGGGGGCAAGCATATCCTGTGCTTGGCCCCATCCGCCGAGTTGGTGGTGCAGAATGCCGACAAGTACAAACTGACAGGTGCCAAGGCGTCCATCTTCAGCGCATCCGCAGGACAGAAAAGCCTACGGTATCCCGTTGTATTCGGGACGCCCGTGACTGTCAGCAACGCCATATCTCGCTTTGGGAACCAATTTGCGGCGGTGATAATAGATGAATGCCACGGGCTGACGCCGACGGTCAAATCCATCATCGACGCCATGCGGGACGCCAACGAGAACCTGCGCGTGATTGGCCTGTCTGCTACGCCATACCGTATGAATACGGGGTATGTGTTCAACAAGTGGCCAGACGGCACGCCTGTGGCCGAGTGGCAAACCAAGGCCCCCTATTTTTCCGCCTGCGTTCACCGCATCAGGGCAACTGAACTGATTGAGGCGGGGTATCTGACGCGGCCATATGTGTCTGAGACGGGCGGTGAAGCCTATGAGACGATGGCAATGGAGATCAACACCACGGGGAAATTCAATGCCTCTGATGTTGACAGGGCATACCACGGGCATGGCCGCAAGACATCCCTGATCGTGGCCGACATCGTCACCCGATCCGCAGACCGCAAGGGCGTGATGATCTTTGCGGCCACCGTGCAGCACGCCCAAGAGGTCATGGCCAGCCTGCCATCTAACTTGTCGGCCTTGGTGACAGGTGAGACGCCAAAGGCAGAGCGTGACCGCATTCTGGCGGCGTTCAAGGCGTACAAGATCAAGTACCTCGTAAACGTTTCGGTCCTCACCACAGGGTTTGACGCGCCGCACGTTGACGTGGTGGCCCTCCTACGCGCCACTGAAAGCGTCGGCCTGCTGCAGCAGATCATAGGCCGTGGCCTGCGCTGGGACGAGGGCAAGAATGACTGCATGATCTTGGACTATGCGCAGAACATCGAGCGCCACTGCCCCGATGGGGACATCTTCAACCCAGAGATCAAGGTTTCCGTTTCGGGCGGTGAAATGTCAGAGTTGAAGGCTGTCTGCCCGTTGTGTGAGGCCGAAAATACGTTTGCGGCGCGGCCAAATTTTGACGGATACCAGATCGACATCCATGGGCATTTTCTCGATCTCGACGGAAACCCCATCGAGACGGAGTGGGGGCCAATGCCAGCGCACTTTGGGCGCCGTTGCCGAGCCACCGTCAACGTGGCGGGAGACGAGGTCCAGTGTCACCACAGATGGACATTCAAGAAATGCGGTGCGTGTGACGCCGAAAATGACATCGCGGCGCGGTATTGCATTGAGTGTAAGGCGGAAATAGTTGACCCCAACGAAAAGCTGGCCGTTGACTTCAAGAATATGAAAAAAGACCCAACACGCCGACAGACCGACAAGGTTGTGGAGTGGAAGGAGCGGGATCACATCTCAAACTCTGGAAAGGCCACGCGCAGGGTTGACGTGGTCACCCCTTATAGGTCATTCTCATTCTGGGTGCTAAAAGAGCCGACGTTCCACAAGGCCAGAATCCAGAAGGCCCTGTTTGACAATCTTGGCGGGTCAGTACCCAAGACGATTACATATGCAAAAGACGCCGACAGCGGTTTCTACAGCGTCTTTGCTTACAATGAGAGTGCAGATGAAAGTCCCCAGCGACCTAAAAGTATACGGTGACATGGACTTCCGAGGGAAATGCCCCTCGGAGGCTCTGGAACAGGTAACTTTTTTTGCAAGGGTTCGGCGTCAACATCCTAAATATGGCGCAATCGCCATACACCCCCGAAACGAGGGTAAGCGCACGCACCTGCAGGCGGCGAAGGAAAAGAGCGAGGGGATGACAACGGGCGCGACCGACATCATCATACCATCAAAACCCAGCTTTGTGTGCGAGTTGAAGCGCCGAGATCACATGCTTTCTTCCCTTCATCAGGCTCAGATTAATTACATGCGTGCGGCGCAGGATGCAGGATGTTTTGTGTGTATCGCGCTGGGCGCTGATGCTGCGTGGCAGGCGTTTGAGGAGTGGCTTGATGCTAAAGCCAAGTGAGCGTATTAGACGCGTGTTGACTGGCAAGGTAAGGCTTGAAGACGAGGACGACTCGATCCAATCCGTGTGCAGCAAACATATCTATGATGCGGCAATCTCCATCTTATCCATGAATGGAAAGGTGGCGAGACAAAACGCGCTGTCCAGACTGCCAGAATTAATCCGACCCCACGTTGAAAACGAGGTGTGGAGGATTTACAAAAAGAGGAATGCACGATGAAATTTTATATTACTCTGAACATGCCGTCACGAAGCGGAAATTCTATTCACCAAGTGATCGGTGAGCATGAAGCTGAATCTGTACATGATTTTGTCTATACCCTGAATGAGTGCGACTTTATTGTCGTTGAGGAGTTTTACCGAAAGCAAGATGGCGGCGGGTATTACAGCGTGGGCGATGTAATTCTGAACACGGCGCACATCGGCAAGGTTAAGGCGTCTGAAAAATGAACCATAAAAAGAAAGTCCCCACAATCACGCGCAGCTTTAAGCACCCACGGGTGGCATATATCATCATCCCCATTGGAATGGTGCCTGACATCCCATTTGTTGACGTTATGGTAAATCAGCACGGGGATATTGCGTTCAAGTTTCACGAGGGTGGTGATTCCGTTGCCAACAAGACCAGCAAACAAAGCGCGACCATTCGGATTACATTCCCCGCATCAGTGGTTGAGAGCCTACCCATTGGCAGGTTCAACTGTAACCTTGTACGCAGCGGCGGTGACCTGTACAGGGTCGTGTGGGTTTAATCTTTACCTAAACACTGCAAACGACATACCGCCGCCCGTATTGGCACCGTTTGCCATTGTGAAGCCTGTAGTAGTTTTGCTTCTTATATGGGGGTAACGAGTGTTACTCTCGCCGCCAAATCCACCAAGGACAACAGAATAGTTTGCGTCCTGCATTGCTGTGGTGAAAGTCACAGTGGTCGGGTTTAAGCCGCTAATTGATGCTACGTTTCCGCCTGAAACGAAATTTCCACTTGCATCACACGTACCCCACGCACGGCAGGCAAATATTGGGGCGCTGCCAGAGGCGTTCAGTCCTTGACGAAGGTTTAATGGCGTCATAAGCGTTGTGTTATCGGTGCCTGCAACCGCCTCAGTCTGTGTGGCCACGCCAGAAACAGCGCCCTTGCCAGCC